CCAAAAACTGTGAAAGGGACAGCAGTTTGTAGTTTTAGTTTTTTTGGTTTTAAATCAGGCACAGCAGTCACAACAACCAAAATCACTGTTAGAGTGAGGAAATGGGACGGAGTAACTGAGACAGAAATTGGAAATGCTACAACTGGAGATTTGTTAGACACAACAGCAACATATAAAACAACTTCTTTAATTATACCCTTAACTGAAACAAATTTCAAAATTGGAGATATTTTAAGAGTAACAGTAGAGGGTTGGGGAAAAGAAGCAGCAGCAGACAGCACTCTTGAGATTGGAATAGGACAAGACCCTATAAATAGAGATGCAAAAAGATTGAAACCAAGCACAGATGACCCTGTCTCAACCACAGTAACTAAAATATGGATACCTTTCAAAATAGACTTATAAAACATGGCAGAACTAAATTTATCACAAGCAACAACAACAAACTTCACTGGTGGAGTTCCTGATTATATTGTAAATTCAAAAACTTTAGACGCAATCACACCAAATCAAGAGGAAAGTTATTGGTATTTCGCAGATGCTCCAAAAAACTATGGCTATTATTTTAACATTGCAGAAATATACAATGCAGCGAATGCTTTATGCACTTGGGCATTCTCAAGAGGTTATAAAGTTGAAGACCCTTTAATGAAAGCACAATTAGAACATATTAGAGGTGCAGGTAATTCAAGTTTCAATAAAATAATGTGGCAGCACGGAGTTGTCAAGCTAATTGTTGGAGATGCTTTTATTGAAGTCAAGAGAAATGAAAAAGATGTAATTTTAAACATGATACCTGTATCTCCTGAGAGAGTGAGAGTTGTTTTCACAAAGTCAGGTTTAATCAAGAGATATGATATATGGACAGGCTCAGAATGGAAACCTGTTAAGAAAGAAAACATGCTCCATTCTTCTAATAAACAAATTGCTGACCAACAACATGGGACAAGTCAGGTTGAGGCTGCAAAGTTCATTGTAGACAGTCTAAACGAGGCATTATCAGATGAAAGAATAATAAAACACAGAGATAAGGCTCTGGGTATTGCTTATTATGAAACAGATAAGTCAGGAAAGATTGCTTATGCAAACTCACAGATTGAAAAGGCTGTTAAGAATGGTGAAATGGTTGGATTACCTAAAGATACAGTCAAGATTGAACCATATCCATCAAGAAGCTCAGAAGATAGAACAGGCTGGATTAGTTATTTAGAAAACAGGTTCTATCAGATATTCGGAGTTCCAAGAAGTATTGCTTCAAGCGATGGAACATCAGAAGTCGGTGGAAAGATGGGTCATGTTATATTTGAACCTATTTATACAAAAGAACAGAAAGATTTAGAGGATGATTTATGGACACAACAAGCAATTAAAATCACATTCAACAGACCACCATCACTTAGGGGAATGCAACCTGAACTTGACGAAAGCAAGAACACTGGACAGATAGGCATTCAACCAAATGATACAGCTGTGACAATGGAGAGAGAATAATGGCAATCAAGAAAAAGAAAGAAACAAACTTATATCAGAACACATTTCAACCACAAGGAATGACAACAGGACAGACATTTAAGATGCCTGAGACTGCTTTAGTTAATCCTGAGGCTCAGAAGTTAGGCTTAAATGTTGGATTAACTGATGGAAAGATTAATGTTCAAGATATAACTCCTAAGGTTGCAGAAGCTCCACCACCACCAACTCAAAATATTTACAAGGGTGTAGATATCTCAAAACCATTCTCAAATAAAGATTTTTTAACTAAAGAAGATTATGAACAAGCAAAAAATAGAGCTGAGTCAATGGTTTTAAAGGGTTCACCAAGCACAGAGCAATTAATGCAACAACAACAGGCTGAATTACAAGCACAACAACTTGCTAGACAAGTCGGACAATTCCAACAATTAGAAGTTGAGCCAACAGGGCTTGATGTTGGTCAGGCTGTAACTCAAGGAATAGTTGGAGCTATTCCAAGAGCTTTAAGTTTTGCAGCTACTGGGGCAGCAGCTGGAGCATTAGGGGGTTCAGCATTTGCAGGTGTTGGGGCAGTTCCAGGAGCAATAATAGGAGCAGTTGGGGGGTTTGTCTCAGGAATAACAAGCTCAATGATTAGCAATTTCAAGTCTCAAAGAACTGATACAACTAATGCTCAAAAGAGAGTTCTTGTTGAGGGCAAACAAAACCTTAATGACTGGGCAACATTAGCAGCAGCAGACCCTGCAAACAGGTCTTTATACATTAAAAATTTCAATCAGCAACTTGCTTTAATAGACCAAGCATACAGACAAATGAAACTTGACACATCAAGAGATGTTGCAAAGTTTGAAACTGCATTGCCTGACTTGGCAGAATTTGAGGCATTTTATATGGCACAGGGTGAAAGAGATTATCTTGTTGCAAAGATGTATCAGTCCTTAGGAGTGATGCAAGACCCTGACTTTTCTTATCAGATGCAAGAACTTGCAAACAGGAGACTTCAATAATGACACATCATTATATAGACGCTAAATGTTTTGAAGATTTTAAACTCAATCAAGGAAAACTAATTAATGTTTTAAATCACTCAGTAACCACAATTAAAAATGATATTGTGTGGATTAAAAGATTTATAGGAATAACAACAGCAATATTGACAGCAATGTTATTGCAGAATTGGTTTTTATAATGACAACTAAAAAAACATACGACATCAAGAAGACCTTGGTTAAGGTTGGAATTGTAGCAGCAGAGATACTTGTTGCTGGAGTTCTTGCATATATCACTGATAAACCTGCTTTATTAGTGTTAGCACCTTTATTTGAGGGTATGCTTGATTATATCAAACATAGAGATAAATAAAAAAGTTTATAAAGTTCGTTTACTGCTATTTCTTTATGGTAAACGAAGAAGAACAACCTTTATCTGTTCTTGACGACGCTAAAGCAACTAAAGATGCTATTGAGAAAGCAACAGCATCAGCAAAGGCTGAGGCTGATAGATTAGAGAGATTAAGGTCTGAGCAGTTACTTTCAGGAACTGCAGGTGTAAGGATAGAACCTGTTGCTCCAAAAGTTGAAACAGCAAAAGACTATGTCAAGAGACTTGAGAGTGGTGAGTTCAATAAAACACAATGATAGAAGACGAGGAGCTGGGGCTTAAGATTGCTGAAAACAGCGACGAGGCTTATTGGACAGAATTGAAAGAGAAATGCACAAAGGCTATTGAAACAGCTGAAAGGAATATAAAAGTTGATAAAAAAGTCATTGAATTGTGTGATATAGAACTCAAAAACATTACTTCTTATGTAGGTTAATAAAGTTATTCGGTTAAACGAATAAATAGAAAAGTATTTAAAGTTTAAATTCTGATATTTTGGCATGGCAAACGAAGCAGTCCTTGTTTTTGAAACTGACAAACCAATTCCGTTCACTTGTGCAGACGGTGCAACAATCGAAAAAGGTGCTTTACTAACTCTAACTGACCCATTTACAGTTGCTACATCTTCAGCAGACAATGAAGTATTTATCGGAATTGCAAGTGAAGAAAAGATTGCAAACGATGGAAAAGTTAAGATAGGGGTCTACATGCGTGGTATATTCAAATTAAAAGTTGCTGCCGGTAATACAACAACTGTTGGACAGGATTGTGTATTAAGAGCAGCAAATGCAATCGGTAAATATGATACTTTAGATGATGAGAAAGGTCTTGTTGTTGGGATGGCATTAGAAACAGGAGCAGCAGGTGAGACAGTCCTTGTTGCAGTAGGTAAATAATATGGTTGATACAGCTGGACAAGCAGAAATCAGGTCAATTGATATCTCAAAAGTAGTTGAGGGATATGCAGATGTTGATATAATTCTTAAAAATTATGTGAGAGTAGTTCCAACAAGTGCAAGAGAGATAAGATGGTATCAGAAGACAGCTGGATATTTAACATCTCCAACAACAACAGCAGTAACAACTGATATGATTGAAACAGCATCAAAGGCAATGCCTGTTGTGATTGAGAATAGTTATACAAGAAATACAAGTTATGTAAAGAAATTCTTTGCTTCTTCACCTTTATTATCTATTGAAGACTTGAACGATAGTGACCCTGATATATGGGGTGATATAATCAAAGACACTGTAAGAGCAGTTAATAAGAAAGTTGATGCAAGAATATCAACAGTTCTTGATGCTGCTGGATGTGGAACTGCAGCTGCAACTGGTGACGGTTGGAATGTTGATGCTAATGGAGACCCTATTCTTGATTTACTTGCAGCTAAAGAAAGTATAAAATCATATGGATATTCAACTGATGACTTAGTGGCTTATATGAACCAAGCAGAAGAAAAATGGCTTTTAAGATGGTTAATTTCTGTTAAAGGTTCAAGTATTCCAGGATTTGCAAGTTCAAGAGTTGAGAATGGAAAGATAATGGAAGTAGTTGGTATTAAGATTATTTCTGACCCAAACAAAACAACTGATACAGTTACAGTGTTTAGTCCATCTAAAGCTGTAATATGGAGAGAATTTATGCCTATAACATCTGCAGTTGTAGATGAGCCAGGCGTTGGTAAGTCAGTAAGGGTATGGTGCGAGGGGGAGGCTATCAGACCAAATCCTTACGCAGTATTCAAGATAACTGATACAATAAATTAAGGTGGCTGCTATTCTACAAGGCGGTCTTAAAGACCATTCTTCTCAGGAATTAGCTTTTACTATTACTAATTTAACTCAAGATACAGCTATGAATTGTGATGCTGCAGCTGATGCAGAACTTGCTGATGTTCTTGGGACTGTTATTAGAGAACTTATAAGAAAAGGGATATTAAATGGGACAGTGACTTAAAATGGTTAATGATTATTACTACAATAAAGGAAAGCAAATCACAAGAGAAGAAGCTCATGCTTTGACTGATAAAAGTGGTCTAGTTGTATCTGACAGACAGGTTGATTTTTCTAAGGAATTTAAAGCAACTAAACTTGGTTTAGCAGAGTTCTACGATGCTGAACTTGACAAGGAGTTAT